AGTTTCTATCATGATTACCTCCTATTACTAAGGGTTCGTTTTTACAACATTAATTCCATCATAAACAAACCAAGTAACTATAACTTCTCTAGGTTCATTTGATGGTGTTGTGTAATGACCATACATTCCATAAGGTGGAAATATAACAAGTTTTCCTTCTTCAGTTTTAATGCTTTTGTTTTGCTCAGGAAAAATTAACTCTCCTCCATCATGCACTGTATTTAAATGTAAAATAACCGATGCATACCGTAATAAAGTTTTATTACCCCTTGTATCTGCCAACTCTCCATCCGAGTGATAATGGCAAATATCATTTGAATTGTATAAGTGATACTCATAACCTGAATCTGCTGACGAGGCTTGAGGCTTATACCTATTTTGAATTATTGATCCTTGAACTGTAATAAAAATTTCATGTAACTTGTTGTCTAAATCTTTTAATTCAGGTATTTCTGTAATAAAAACTGTATTTCCATCTCTGTTATATGCAGTTTCTTTTTTATGAGAAATAAAAGGCTTAACAGCATCTCTAATTTGTTTAGTAGTCTCTGAATCTAAATAATTTGGAAATTCTAAGATCAACCTTTTTTATCCTTTAACACTCTTGCTACATCCTTGTTGAGTGATCGTACAATCTCTACGCATCGAGCATGCTCTTTAAGACGAACTTGATCAGAAATCACAGCTTCAATCTTGCGGGCATATTCAACAATATCTAGTGGCTCATCAGTTGGATCTGTATATAAGCCATTAGGATCGTTGTTATTGCAGTAAAAAAATATTTGTTTAATTAAGTCTTCGCTAATCATAGTCACCTCTATTTGTATTTATTTTTTAATTGCCAAAATTTTAAAAGCGCGCAAAACATTTCAAAGCCTCTTTGTAAATCTTCTTCCGACCATTCGATTATTTTGCACAAACCTGCTTGCGTGCGAGAGACAAAGATGTTGGCACAGCGAGCGTTGGGTATACCTAGCCCTACTCTATATGCCGATAATTGCATTAAGTGATCATCATATCCTACCACATCTTTTGGATCTGTAAAATCCTTTGTCTTAATATCGACCACAATTCCATTGCCTACAGCGTCATTTGTTGCGTGTAAGTCACATTTTCCTGCAAAACCTAGCTCATGACCAAAAGAACGCTCAGCAATCCATCCAATTCTTCCATATTGCTCTTCTAACGCACTAACGCATCCTTGCACATGATCTTGATGCTTATCATGAAAAACACCCTCATAGAACGATTCTATAGCTGCGTGAATCTCAGTACCAAGATCAGCCGCGTCTCGTCCCTGTTGTTTTGAATCTTGGATAATGCGATCAATATAATCTTGCTCTGACTCGCCTTCTCGTTTTGTTGATGTAAGAGCCGCCATTAAAACTTGTGTTTGCATCCATGCGACTAATGCAGGCTTGTTTGCTACACCTAAAACTGTAGTGACTGAGGGTATGTAATTATGTTCCCTCGCATCTCTTAATGTGGTATTTCGTTCCTTACCATTCTTACCTACGATTGTATACTGTGGTATACCGTCACGCGTGTACCAATGGTTTGATTCTGATGCGCGAATCTTTGGTGGTTCTGATGCGTAAAATAAACTTTTGCTTTGCTCAGTCATAATTATCTTTCAGTTAAAAATCTGTTAAGTTCTTTTGAATACCACTCTATCTTTCCTGAATCTTCGCTTGACTCACCTTTAAGACCTATGCGACTTGTGTATTTAAAAATATTGCCACGCAAGTATCCAACATATTCCTCGGGCGATAGCTTGGCTCGAATATACTCAATCGTCTCTATACCTCCTTGGGTATAATGCGGAGGGTGATTGATCATGTCAGGTTTTGGCTTATCCTTATTTTCCTTTTCTATTTCCATATGCCTTTCCTTATGGTGGTATTTACATAACCACAAAACATCGAGTGGCTTATTGTAATCTTCATGATGAGCAACGACATTCTGTGTAGTACCACATCGCTCGCACGGCTGTCGAACTAGCTTGCCTGTTAGAATCGCGTAAGCTACGTCACCATGTGCTTTTTTCTTTAGCTTATTTTCTTGAAGCCAAAACTTTTTATTTGGTGCAATCTGTTTATAAGATAATAATTTTTTATTTTTTTTACTTTTGCTAGTTTGTTTATTGTGGCAAATTTTACAATAACCAATCAGCCCATCCTTATTAATAGCAGATCTATGAAATTCCGTAGTAGGCTTTGTTTCATAGCACTTACTACAAATTTTTACAGGTTGCGTGGGCTGTTGGTCAGAGTTATTTGCGTCAGACGCAATAGTTGCCATGATTAGAACGGTAAATCGTCAGCCATGTCATCAAAATTTGCGCTTTGTGCAGAACTAGCAGAACTTCCTGTAGAAGGGCTACCATGTAAACGTTCCCACTCAGGCGACATTCTGATTTTGTTTTTGAGATTGTCAGAAAACGTTTCAAACAATTCCATATCAGGATCATCAATTGAAAATAATTTCAATTCATTTTTGCCTTCAGGTAAACCATTCTTTTTGATAGTTGCAGGAACAGGATTAATGTTTGCAATGTTTGTGTAGGTGTTACCATTGTTTTCAGTTTCAACTACAGAGATCATTGCCCACTGACCTAAAACATTTTTTAATTCAAAACCTCTTAGCTCGTCAGCAGTAAAATCTTTACCACGCCAAGTTTGTAAGTCTTTTCTTAAAGTTGATTTTTCAGCAAGTGTTACTGTAAAGTTTTTAGATACAGTCATTGGGTCACCTTTAGCGGTAACTGTTGGATTACCTTCAGCATCTTCACCGTGCACTTCAAATTGAAGCATCATTTTGTGAAGTTGTTTTTCTTTGCCCATGTACTCAGACTTTTGAGTGCCTAAGTCAATGATACGATAGCATCTAGCAAGATGCATGCCCGTAGGTACGGGAATAAAATTTGAACTACCTTCTGATTTCGCTACTAAGCTCATTCTTTTCTCCTAAATTTGTATTAAATCTAACGTCTCTAAATTGACCATCGGATAATCCACACTCAAAGCGGATCATATTCCAATCGTCAGGTGTTGCGATGCCTTGTATAGCACGACTCAACGCTTTTATCAGCATTTGTTGTCTTTCTAATTCGGCTTGATGCCACATAGCTTGTTGATAGTCATCATCATAAGAGGCCATATAAACCTCCAAAAATAATTACAAACAATCCTACAACAGATATAGCTACGATCATCCAATCAATAGTTATAAAGCTTTTAGGTTTGTATAGCCTTTTATTTAAAACTACCTGTTGAAGCACATCAGCGTCTTTACTCGCTCTAGTTTCAAAAGGTTCTTGGTATAACAAGCCTATTTGCACACCTGTTTTTGTCATATAAGGTGGCGTCTTTCTGTACTTCTTGTCATTCGCTTCCATTCTCTTTCCTCCTAAAAAAGTATTTGAGTAAAAGAATATTACCATAGTTTAATTATTTGTTGCAATCTTTTTTTTAATTGTGTAATATCGAGTTAATTTCAGAAAGGAGAGTAAAATGCAACTGAAAGAATATTTTGAAAACAAACCGCACGGCAGTAAGGTGGAATTTGCTAAAAGCTTAGGTATTACTAAGACTTGGCTTTCTTTGATTATGAGCGGTAGAAAGCTTCCTAGCGCCTCACTGTGTACCACAATAGAAAAGTTAACAAACAGAAAAGTAAAGCGAAAAGAATTGCGACCTGATTTATTTAGCGGAGTATAGATATGCACTATTTTGAACATAACATTAAAGACTACAGAGCGGACGCGTTTACATTAACTATGATTCAGCATGGCGCTTACAGGCAATTAATAGATCAATATTATTTGAATGAAAAGCCACTGACTTTAGATTTAGAGGTTTTATGCGCTGACTTGCTTGTTAGGGGAGAAGATGAAAAGAAAGCTATTGTATTTATATTGGGAAAGTTTTTCAGTAAGACCGAAGATGGTTATGTTCATAAGCGATGTAACACTGTCATTCAAGCGTTTAAAGAAAAGTCTGACAAGAATCGTAACAACGCTGTTAAAAGGTGGAGCAAGGTAAAGGATGCGAACGCATTGCCACAAGAATGCGAACGCAATGCCAACCAAGAACCATTAACAAATAACAAAGAACAATTTATAGAGTTCGTCAAACCTTTGGATGTCAATCTTGAAGTATGGAATAACTACATGACATTGCGCAGAGCTCAAAACAAACCTATCACTGACGCAAACATAAAAGCTTTACGAAGAGAAGCAGCAAATGCAGGTATGAACTTAAATGCAGTTATCACTGTTTGTGTAGAAAACAGTTGGATAAGTTTTAGGGCTGATTGGGTAGATAGAAAAAAAGTTGAGGAGAATAAAGCTAAAGAGGTTTGGGGTAAATGATTGGCGCTAAAGAACTCATGGAACTAAAAAAAGATTTTATACCTGAGATTGTTGAGGTGTATGTTGGTGACGATTCTGATCAGCATTTTGCTAAGGAATGGCACAAATATAAAGAAACTATAGAGCATCCATCAATTGTTGTTGAGGATAAAGATAATTTGCATTCAGTTGATTGGAGGTTTGCTTTTAAATCAACAGTATTTATCCGTGGCAACAACACTGACAGAATGATTAAGGTTTATGAGTTAATTAGTAAATATTTGCCTGAACGAGTTTTTATTTTTCACAACGAAGGTAATCAAACAGAAATTATAGATAGCAAAGGATTGTTAAGTGGAATTATTGAATAGCGATCAGATAGATTTTGAGCAATATTTAAAGCTTACTGAAGCTCACATGAAAGTAAAAGATGCGAGTGTGTTTATTGATGAGCTCAAAGAAGATTTAGCTAACCCTGTTGTTATAAAAAAAGTAAGTATGCCATGGTCAAAGACTATCAATGAGTTTGATTTTAGAAGTGGTGAAGTTACTTTGTATGCAGGGACTAACGGAAGTGGTAAAAGTTTAATTACAGGTCAAATTGCATTAGGTTTAATCAAGCAGGATCAAAAGGTTTGTATTATGTCTTTTGAGATGAAACCAAAAAGAACTATCTTGCGAATGACAAGGCAATTTAGTGGTACTGATTTAGACAATCCTATTTTAAAAAATAAACTAGAGATTAACAATCAATACTTAGAAAGATTAAAAACATTTTCTACGGGTAAGCTTTGGTTATACGATCAGCAAGGAACAACAAATTCAGGTCAAGTCATAGCTGTTGCAAGATACTGCGCTGTTGAATTGGGTATTACGCATATTTTTGTTGATTAACTTATGAAATGTGTTCGTGGCGAAGACGATTACAATGCGCAGAAATCTTTTGTAGACGAATTAACAGCGCTTGCACGAGATCATAACGTGCACATACATTTAATTCATCATATTAGAAAATTATCTAGCGAAGAGGTTAAGCCTAATAAAAATGACATAAAGGGTACGGGAGCTATAGCAGATCAAGTAGACAATGTCTTGCTTATGTTTAGAAACAAAGCTAAAGAGCGTAAGATTCGAAATAACGAGACAGTTGAGAATGTTCCTGATGCAATGCTGATGTGTGAGAAGCAACGTAACGGTGAAGTAGAAGATTGGTATAACTTATATTATCACAAAGACAGTCAACAGTTTATTGAAGATGAAAATGGCGTGCCTATGGCATTCGATACGGCAGGCGCGTTTTAATGGTTGACAAAGGTAACATGAGTCGTGAATTCCTTTATCAG